AGACGCCTAGGAAATTGCGTGCAAAGTAAAATGACCAATATCTGGGAAGGGCCAAGCTGGTGCGGTCGGGGGGAACCAACCTACAGTCGCAAGGTGTTGCAGTCTGTCGCATTTTCGCGTTACTTTACAACGGCGCAAGGGCTAAAAGCGTCGCACGGCGGCGCATACGGTAGCAGGGAAGCGCACTCCATTCTGGGGGATCAGCTGGGGGATAGAAATGGCGCTGACAGCAATCGGAATAAAAAAAGCGCCAGACGGAAAGCACGAGGATGGCGCTGGCCTGAGGCTCGTCAAACGAGGCGAAACCGGCAATTGGGTATTTCGATATTCAATGCACGGCAAGCGAAAGGAGATGGGGCTCGGCGCATGGCCATCGTTGTCATTGGCCGATGCCCGCAAAGCACGCGATCAATGGACCTCGATGGTTCGGCAGGGACGCGACCCCATATCGGCCCGACAGGAACAGCGAGATGCCGAGGCCATAACAGCGCAGCGCGCCGATCCAACGTTTGCAGATATGGTCACTGCGGTATTCGAAGCGCGCAAAGCAACGCTGCGAGGCGACGGTACGCGAGGCCGCTGGCGCAGCCCATTGGACACCCACATCATCCCCAAGATCGGACGCAAACCGATTTCCAAAATCACGATCAGGCAAATGCAGGACGCGCTGGCACCAATATGGCACCGCAGCCCGTCCGTGGCAGAAAAGGCCTATCAGCGATCACGCCTAGTGTTTTCAAAGGCAAAGCTGATGGGATACGACTGCGACCCGTTCATAGTGGACGCCGCCAAGGAAGTGCTGGGCGCTGTCGACTACACCCCCACGCCGATACCAGCGACGAAATGGCAAGATATCCCCGCGCTTTACCTACGGCTGCGGACCAGAGGCGACGTGGCGCAATGCCTGCGCTGGATCATTCTGACGCTGGTGCGATCAGATGCCGCGCGCGGAGCCGACCTCAACGAGATCGAACAGGAAACTTGGACCGTGCCAAAGGACCGCGTGAAAGGGCTGCGCGCCAAAGTTACAGATTTCAGAGTGCCGCTATCAGCCGAGGCGATCGAGGTGGCCAGACAGCAGGCGCAGATCCACACTGGCCTCATGTTCACCGGCCCGAGAGGCAACCCAGTGACCTCGCGCGGATTGGAAAAGCATCTGGACGCGCTCGGCGAACTGGGCAGGCCGCATGGATTCCGGTCAAGCTTCAGGACTTGGGTGCAAGACACGGAAGCCTGCAGCTACGAGGTGGCCGAGACAGTGCTGAACCACTCAATCCACAACAAGGTGGCGAAATCTTATGCCAGATCAGACCTGTTAGACCGACGCCGGATCGTCTTAGATGCATGGGCGAGATTTGTGACCGGACAGGCATCCGCAAAAGTGACGCAACTGCGCAGGTAACCGCCCGCGCTGCAGGGGCGCACCGATGATGAAGCAAAACACATCACCGGCTGTGATGCAGCAAAGAACCGAGCCACGCGACAGCCTCGACGATTTCCCAACACCACCATGGGCAACCCGCGCGCTTTGCGAATGGCTCAATGCCCACAGTTTAAACAATACCAGATATATGAACTGCCGCGAGCCCAGCGCAAACCGAGGCAGCATGGTCAGACCGCTGGCCGAATATTTCCAGATAGTGCAGGCCAGCGACATCGCAAACTATGGCGCCGGTTTTGAAATTGCCAACTACCTCGACGGCTATCCGATCTACCCAGTAGACTGGACAATCACAAACCCGCCATTTCGACATGCCGAGGCATTCATCAAGCGCGCCCGGACTAGCAGCTGGGGCGTGGCGATGTTTGTCCGGTCCACCTTTACCGAGGGGCAAGGCCGATACACGCGCCTGTTTGCCAAGACACCCCCGAGCCATATTATGCACTTTGCGGAGCGCGTCGTCCTCGTCAAGGGCAGGCTGCTGGACCCAAACCAGAAGTACCCGCACCCTAAGACCGGCAAGATGAGAAAGCCGTCCAGCGCCACGGCTTACAGCTGGATGATTTGGCAGCCGAGCAGCCTGCCCACGATCACCGGCTGGATCCCGCCCGGCACCCGAGCCCGACTTGAACGCCCAGACGATTATGAACCCAGAGAGGAACGCCCATGAAAAACCCCCACCCGGTCAACCTTATGACACCCGAAGAAAGCTGCGCGCGCGGATGGGCTGCCGAGGCCCGCGATGCCGACGGTCACCTGATTACCCAGCACGGCCCGTTTGAGACAGACGCAGAGATGGCACAGTACGCCCGAGAGGAAACAGCGCGCGGTTTGACCGTCACGATTTGGCCCAACATCGAGAAGGTGCCAGCATGAACCCCGGCACATTTCACAAGCCCGGCAAAGAACCAGTCAACGTCACGTGCGTTTTTTGCGGGAACAAAACCCTGATCGTGGCAGGCCGCGCAAACGCAACGTACCTCGGCTGCGAAAACTGCGGTGCGGATGGGCCCGTGGCTAGAGGCGGAGGGGCAGCGATCAACAAATACCAAGACCGACCAAAGCCAAAATTGGCCCAGCGCACCAGAACAGAAAGGACGATTGAGTGATGGACTACCAGCAAGTAACAAAGGCGATCGCAAGCGCCAAACCCTACCTCGACGATGAAGCATTAGAAGCCGTACGACGGAGATGCCCCGGACGAGGCCCGCGCGCGGCAAAGCATGATTGGCGCATGCGGCAATTGCGACTATGAAACGCCGCTGCTGTTTTTCCCGGCACCGCTGACCCAGACCGCGATCACGTCCATGCGGCTGGCGCGCTGCCCCCGGTGTTTTTCAACCCACATCTGCCTGAAGCCCAGAGCATTGGTCACAAACCCAACCTCGCCCGATGGAACGCCAAACAACGCCGTCTAAAAGGACAGACAAAATGACCGAAAGACCAATAATATTTAGCGGCCCAATGATCCGGGCAATGCTCGATGCCAGAAAGACGCAAACCCGCCGCATTTTGAAACCGCAACCGGTTATTAATGAAGCTGGATTGTGGCGCGTAGACTTTGGGAAAAAAGGATTTGCGCAGACGGATCATGTGCCGAGCGCCCTTGAGTTGGCCGACGCTCTGCCGTTTTCCCCCGGCGACCGGCTATATGTGCGAGAAGCACACAGCCTGCACCAAGCGCATGGTCAGGATAGAATCGACGATAAGCGGTGGGGGTCTTGGGGCGGGCTACCGACAAAATTATCACCAGACCGCAAACAGATTGCGTATTTTCGTGAAAGGTTTGACCGAAGCGGTCACGGGAAGTGGCGTCCATCCATCCACATGCCCCGGTGGGCGTCTCGCCTCACTTTGACCGTCACCAACGTGCGCGTCGAAAGATTGCAGGCGATCACCAGAGGTGACGCTATGAGCGAAGGCTGCCCCTTTCCAAATATGGCAAAAGGCCCAAATCCCTGTGATTGGTTTTCACAACTGTGGGACGAAATAAACGGGACAGGCGCATGGGCTGCGGACCCTTGGGTGGTCGCAGTCAGATTTGAGGTTTCGCACAGCAACATCGACCATAATGAATAACACCATCCTCCACCCCGATCACCTCCGCCTACTGGCCTTGGCAAAGGCATCATTTGCCGCCCGCGACAACAGATCGTCATGGCAGCGAAACACCATGGCTGCGGCAAAGGAACACGGATACCGCTGCGATGCGCTGTGGGCAGAATTGGAAAAACAGGTCTGCGAGAGCGACGGCGCAATCCCGACCCTTGAACATCCGAGCGAGACTCGCCGCAAAATGATTGCAAACCTCCGCTCCGAAATAGTCATGACCGCGCAGAACGCCATGGTCGAAGCACTCAATGAACTGGCCGATGGACCCATAATTGAGGACGAAGATTAATGCGTCTTCAAAGCCGCGCATCGAGGACCTGCAGCGCATCAGCGCAGACTGGATGCAGGCACCACACGAGAGCGCAGCACAGATGCACCTCCTCAACGCCATGGCAGAGGCCGCAGAAATGCTACTAGACACCGACAGCGACATCGAGATCGACAAAGACGAAAGCGAGGAATGAGATGACCGCCCAAGAATTTACCGACGCCCACCAGACCCTCGGCATTTCACGCGCCGAATTCTGCCGCAGGCTGGGCATCGCCCCAAACAGCGCCACAGCCTACGCCCTTGGCAGGCAGGCGGTGCCGCTGGTCGTCCAGCTGGCGATCGCCGCAGTGCAGGCAGGTATCGGCCCAAAGCCAGAGTGAATAAACACGCCCATTTCCGATCTGCCACCTACGCGTAGGTTGAAAATCGGAAACGAGCCCAATCAAGCGGCAGGCACCGGCTCGCCCTCGACCTGACACTGATAACCCCCAGCATCGACGGTATGCGTGACGCGCCGCACCAACCACTCCCCATCGACACCCGCGCGCACCCCAACGACGCGCAACCGGCCCTCCGCAATCAAGTCCGGATCACCCACCAGCCCGAGCGACAGCTGACGCCCAGCGCGCTCGGAACGTGACTTTTCAGAATCCGCGGCACTCTGCGCCTCGGCCAAAGACGATAGGCGATTCCGCAACCGCTTGATGGGCTCGCCCTTGCCCGCCACCGCCTCCCGATCGGCCCCACCGCCCAGATCACGATAAGTGGCCACCACCTGACCAGAGGATGCGCGCAGCTCTTCACGCATAGACCAGCTTTTGACCGCCTTACGAGGCACCAACACCACAGGCAAAGGCTCACCGCTGGCAGACAGGCTCTCCCCGCGCTTGACCATGGCCAGAGAGCCGCCTGCAGGCTTTGCAATGGCATCATTTGACTGCGCAACCCGAGTGAGCAGGCTGATATCGCTCTCGTCGACCTGATCGAGGTGAGGGAGCACCACAGACGCCAGAGATTTGGAAACCACCGGCTTGAGCCCATGCTCCTGCGCGATCTTTGTCACAAGCGCAGACATGGTGGTGCCGACCGGCCAAGAGCGAAGGCGCTGCGTAGTTAAAGCGAGTTTGCCGCTGGAACTTTCGCCATGGATGCTGGCCGTGGCCCGGATCCGCATCACGTCCGGAGGACCGGAAACCTCGACCTCGTCCGCGATATAAAGCCCCATGAATTTGGCCTGCAGCATGTACCCCAGCCAAACCTCAATCTCCGCGCCTTTGCGGGGGATTTCCATATGGCCAAACAGCCCGGTATCAGACAGGGTGACCTCCACCGAATCCGACTGAACGCCAGCCTCGTCGGTGACGACCAAAGACACCAGCCGATCAGAAAAGATCGAGGTGACGTCCGAGCCGTTCACCACCACCCGAAACGCTGGCCGGAATTTCATCAGGTCCATAGGCGCACCGCCGCGACCGGCCCCGGATCCTCGACCACCGGCAACTTTATCAAAACGCCAGCAGGCAGCACCGGCCCGAGGTCAGCCAAGCCGAGATTGGCCTCCAACACCAGCTCGACAAGGCGCGGAGCCGTGCGGCCGTAATGGCTCCACACAATGCGATCGACCGTGTCGCCGTTTTCAGAATGGAAGTAGGCTGCGTAATCCGCCATCGAACCGCCTCATTTTGATATCGAAATCCTGACGTGTTGGCACGCCGTCCCGCGCAAAGACCTTTTGACCTTCGCTGACGCCCTCGACCACCCAAAGGCCCAGGACGCGGCCCGACCCGCTGACCAACGGCAGAGGAAAGCCAAACGATGCCTGCAGGCGCAGACGATCGAGCTGACCGAGCCCACCTTTGTGGAACGGAAAGATCACGCCACTGACGCTGATCGAATCGGACCCAAACCCGGTGAACTGCAGCGCATCATGGGCACCGACCCGTTCCTGCGCCGCCCAACGGTACCCGGTGGAGCGCTGGAACTCCTGATAAGCCGCCGAATTGATCGAAAACTGGTAAAAGCCCAGCTGCATCATCACGTTTGACATCAGGCACCCCCATACTGACCAAAGCCCGAAGGCTGGTCAAAAAGCGCACCATTGGAGGCCGCGCGGCCGCGCCGCTGGATTTCAGAGGCGACCTCCGCCGCCGAAAGGCCCTGCGCGTTGATCGTGATGTTTTGCACCACCGAAGCCGCAGCACGCGAGGCACCAGCACGCGCAGACGCTACACCGCCGCGCGCAGACTGGGCCATTTCAGAAAGACGCTCGAGCGCACCGCTGTGGGCGATGAACCCGCCGCGATCTTTGTACTCAAGCTCTGGGCCCTGCTCACCCACCAAACGCCAACCCTGACGATAGCCGCCGCCCAGCGCGCGCTTTTGAACACCCCCGGTCGCGGATGGCTTATCCCAAGACCCACCAGCACCACCCTCGCCCGCACCAGACGCAGGCCCGTCGCCAAGACCAACCCACGAACCCACCTTTTTGATGCCGTCACCGACCCGCGTCATGCCGTCGATAACCGGCTGCAGTTTTCCAAGCAGCCAAGCGAACTTTTCACCCATCCAATCCAGCACCGCGCCAAGCGAGGTTTTGAGCCCCTGCCACGCGGCGCCGATATTATCGATGCCTTGGCTAAGGCCCTCGACCAAAGGCCGTCCAGCGCTGTCCCACAGCCAAGTGAACTTTTCACCCATCCAATCAAGAATAGGACGGATCACAGGCTCAATCTTTTCCCAATTAGCCATGATCAGAAGCGCAGCCCCGGCGATAACCGCAACAGCCGCGCCAATTGGGTTTGCCGCCATGGCAAGACCGATCGCACGGATGCCACCAGCCAAAAGAGGCATAGCCCCGCTTAAAGAGAGCAAAGCCCAGCCCAGCTTACCAACCGACAAAGCAAACGCCGCAACCGACAAAATGGCCTTGCTCGCAAAAATTGCGCCAATCACCATCCCGAAGTTTTCCCAACCGCCAACCATATCGGCCACTTTGGCAATGACAGCGCCAACCTTGGCAGAAACTTTGCCCAGCCCCGAAACCACACTTCCGACCACGGGAATGGCGCGCTCGAGGCCCCCGGCCAATTCATCTGCAAACAGGACCACTCGCTCGCGGTTTTCCAAGAGCAAATCGGACATCCGACCCATCACCCGCGTCACCACCGGCATGAGCGCAGCGCCTATGGTGTTTTTCAGGCCCGCAACCGCAAGCTGGGTATCCAGCAGCTGGTCCTTAAACACCTCCGCGTCCCGCGCAGCTTTATCAGACAGGACATAGCCGGTGCGCCGCGCGCTTTCGCGCAAGGAATCCAAGCCATCAGACCCGTCCTTGAGCATGTTGACCATGCCCACACCCGCCCGAGAAAACAGCGCCGCCGCTAGAGCCGCGCGCTCCGCAGGGTTTGTCACGTCCTCCATTTTGTCAGCGATTGCCGCCAAAGCCTGATCCGGCTCCAACTCAATCAAGTCCTTGGCCGACAGCCCGAGCTGTTCCAGAGCGCCCTTTGCCGCGCCCGAACCCTGCGCCGCTTCGCCCAGCCGTTTAGTCATGGCCAGCATGGAAGAATCAAAGCCCTCGACAGACATGCCCGACCGCTCCGCCGCGTAGCGCAGCTCCTGCAAGGACGCGATAGTGAAGCCCAACTTGTCCGCAGTTTTGGCGACGTTGTCCCCAAGATCAGCCGTGCTGTTTGCAATGGCAAAAAAGGCCGCACCGACCGCAGCCCCGGTATAGGCCGCGCGCCGCGCCAGCGAACCCAGCTCGCGCCGCATGTTGCCAAACTCTTTGCCAACCCGCGCCGATGCCTTAAGGGCATTTTCCCAACGCTTCTGCTTGCGCTCCAGGTCGATAAGAGTGCGGCCGAGTTTTTCGTACTCGCGATCAAGTGCATCGACTGACTTGCCAGCCTTGACCAACTCCTGCCGCTGCTTCGACATTTCGCGCTGGCGCGCAGTAACCGTGCTAATAGCGCCACCGACGCTTTCCAGCCCGGAGCGCAAAACACTGATGTTCTTTTTGACGGAGCCCTGCAGAACCGCACCGATGGTGACCGTCGCCGCAAGTTTTTGATTACGTGCCATTAAGCAACCCCTCGACCCACCACAGGAACCGGCTCACCGGCAAAGCCGAGATTTCAGCCAACGACCAGCCAGTGTGGCGAGCAAGGGCCAAAACCCCCGCCCGCGACTGCGCCGGTGTCAGCCGTAGAAAAAACCCAGCGCCACCTGAAGCCGCGCATAGTCCCGCATTTTCAGGCTGTGAATGTCTGCAGGCGTCAAGCCCGCCAAATTCGACAACAGCACAACCTCGTTCTGCGCATCCGTGCCGCCATCAGCAGCAAGCTGATCAGCGACACAAGGCTCACGCATTGTGATGGTTTGCAACTTTGCGCCGTTGATGGTGAGGCCGCGCTGCAGCGCGATGGTCAAAGACCCATCCGCACTCTCGGTCATAAAATCGGGCAGCTCTGGCGCCTGTTTTGTTTTGGCAGTCATGACAGCGCCCCCTTACAAGCCGAGCGCCGCGCGCTGCGCAGCCAGGCGGTCAACACCGTTCACAACCCGCTTCATGTTGATCACGTCGATTTCATAGAGAACCCGATCACCATGGGT